AAATACTAATTACATTTGCATTTACATCTTTTAATTGAATATCTTCTGATTCGTCTGCTGCCGCAACAGTTTGTTGCTTTGAGCTATCTGTTTGGTCAGTCATTGTTTTATCTGTAATAGCACTTGAATCATTATTAGAAATATATGAACCAGATTGAGAAGTTGTAATTCCACCGGCAGTTAATAAGCCGCTTCCAGTTCCACGAGTTACCGCATTATTACCATTATAAACACCCATTGCTTGTAATAGTTTATTTCCGCCGCCTTTACTTAATTGACTTAAACCAGAACCTATTGCTCCAATACCACTTAAAATACTTCCACTTAGAGCAGCAGTCATCATGATGTCAGCAACATTAAATGTTTGAGCAGTACCAGTACCCATAAACATAGGTAGACCAAATTCAATACCACCTGTTAAATCTTTTAATAATGAACCAGCTTTGTATATACCATATAATGCAGGATTTCCTTGGATGCCTTCTGCCATAGTATATTTAAAGTTTTCCATTATAGTTGATAATGCACCGCCTAAGCTTGTACGCTTATCAATAGAACCAGCCATCATTTGTAGTTGTGCCATTGCACTAGAATAATTCAAGCCATTGGTTTTAATTGTTCCTAAGCTACTAGATAGATTAGCAACAGCTTTTAAGTCTGAAGCGGTCATACCAAAGATGCCAGCCATTTGTTGTTGAACAACTCTACTATCTTTAGACTCATTATAAATATCGCCTAAATAATTAACAGCAGCATTTAATAATAAATTAGTTTCTGATTCGTCTAGGCCATTTGTTAAGATATCTCCTAAGCTTAAGCCTGCTTGGTTAGCAGCCATAACAATTAAGTTACCACTACCACCGCCTGTAATACCTTCAATATTACCAGCAGCAATTTGGCCTAAAGCATTAGATAATCCTTGAACGCTGGAATCGCTCATACCTACAGAGTATAATGAGCCTAACCATTTTTGTACTTGGTATTCAAATGATAATGCATTTTCACCAGACATCAATGACATAGCTTCATTTAAGCTATCTTTAACTTGTGTGGCTAAACCAGACATATATTCTGTAGTAGCATACATGTTATTTAAGAATTGAGTTAATGCAGACTCCATACCAAGTCTAGCAGCAGTAGTATCTTGTTGTTGGATACGAACTAATCTTAATAATGTTCCATTTGCAGCATCAAAGGTAGTTGCAATTTTATCTTTAACTACTGCAAGTAATGCTCTTTGTTCAACATTAAATGCAATACCTTGGCCGACCATTTCAGAAATTTTGCTTGCAACATCTGCTTGCTTAATGTAAGGAGAAACACCTACATTATTTTTAATATCACTAGACATTTTTTCCCAAAGTGAACCGTTTTTTCTTTCACCTGCTAAACCATAAAGTCTAGTATCAATTTCTGCTTTTCTATTACTGATTTCATCAACAGTGTTCTCTAAAGATTTAGCAAAGCTTCCTAGAGCTTTTGTCATTGAGGCCGCAAGGTTATTTAATAATAATCCTGCACCTTTTTTACTTTTTTTCTTACCTACAACATTACCATCTTCATCAGTCACATCTTCATCATAGGCACGTAAAGTCGCACGAAGTCTTTTGAAAGGACCTTTCATAAGTTCCTCTTCTTCTTTTATGCGCTCATCAGCTTCTTTATTTCTTTGAGTCTTTGCTTCTTTTAATTCACGGTCAGTACGCTTTTTATCGTACTTTTTACGCATTTTTTCTTCTTCATCTAACTCTTTTTGAATTTTCTTTTTCTTAGCTTCAAAGTCTTTTTTAGCTTGCTCATTACCGCTAGCTTTAATTAGCTTTTCTTCCTCATCAAGCTCTTGTTTCTTTGCAGCTCTACGCTGCGCCATTATTTGGTCAGTAAGAGTTTTTTCAGCAGCTTTCTTTTCCTCTATAAAATCTTTCTGCTCTTTTTTAGATAGCTTTCAATAATCTTTTAATTCTTGTATTTTGATTTTTCTGATTTCTTCTTGATGCGCTAATTCTTCGCCTCTAAGCTGTGCAAATTGTTGCATCAATTGAGAAATGGATTTCATACCATCTCTATCAATTTCTTTTAAATCAGCCATGTTTTGCCCTCCGAAAATTACTTAGTATTTTCCTTTGCTTGTAATTCTTCGATTGCTTTTTGAGTCGCCTTATTCTTTTCATTAATACAATCTATTAAATAAAATCTTTCTAGGTAACTCATATCTAAAACATCAGAATAACTTGTATGTAAGTTATCACTAATATATCAGCATTCTTTAACTAATTCTCTGAACCTTTTTGGTCCATAAGGACTTCCGTCCTTAGATTGTAGTGGGTCTAAAAAACTCTTGTCCAAGGCGAAAAAATGTCTCTATTTCACCACCACATTCTGGACAGTCTACAAATATTGTATTATCAATTCCATAACATCTATTAATCTTATCTAGGTTGTTAAGAATCTTCATCATGTCTTTACCAGATAATCTATTAATATAGCTTTCTAATGTGATAGGGTCTTGCTTTATACCATTTACTTCATCAATAGCAAATTTTAATTGATATAATGTTGTGAAGTCCATTTCAGCTTGCTTAGCTTGCTTTTTAGATGCTCTGTTTCTCGCAACAATTTCATCTAAGATTCTTGGAGTTTGAGGTTTAATCTTAATAGTATCTCCATTATCAGGAAGCACAAATGTTTGTAATTCATCAAAAACTGCTTGGTCAAAATCTTTTACCATAAGTAAATCTAGGTTAGCTACATGCTCAAATACTTCATTACAATGATTACACTTTACAACCATTTTATAATCATGACCGTAAGTAATAACTCTTAGCTTATGTAATAAATATTCATAATCAGCAAGTGTCATATCATAAACATGAATTGCTGGCTTTTCAATCATACAGCTTTCAATAATATCTGCTAATGTTTTAAATTCTGTAGAAGATGAACCTAAACGCTTCATTTCATCTCTAGCAGTCATGCTTCTTAATTCGATATGAGGATTAACTTTTACTCCCTCATATACCTTTCCTTCAGAAGGTAAATCATGACCTTCCATAATAGTATAATTTTGTTGTCTTTCTACGTTTTCCATTATAATAATTCCTTTCTAATTTCTATCCTCAAAATGCTTTTCAAGAATCTCTCTAATTAAAGCTGAAACAGTTATCCCACGTTCTTTAGCTAGTTCTTCTAATCTAACTTTTAAAGGTCTAGTTGTTTCAAAGGATTGCATTATTTTATTACTACGGTCAACTTTTCTTCTGCCCATTAGACTATTTTTCCTTTCATTTATTTTAGATTCTTCACAATAATTTAGCAAATAAATAAAATAGATTTATTAAATTTATTTTTAGAGCAAAAGAAAAAGCATACAAAATGTATGCTGTATTTCTTATTAAGCTTCATTAGGTAACTTAAATGTAGCTCTATCGTACTTTAATGGGATAGTTAATTGTCTTCTATCGTCATTTTCCTTATCAAAATCACCTTCTTGAATGTCTGTTGGGAAGCATCCTTCAAGAGTCCAGATTCTGATTAATTCATAATCTTGAGTATACTCTAATAAAGTACATTTCTTTTTATAATCCTTCATACGTCCACCCTTACGAGTAATTGGATTATAAACAAGATATAACCAAGAGTATAATAAGTTTTTAGTTCCAAGACCAACAACATCATCAACTACGATGCTACCATCTTTGAAGTTTGGAACACCTGCATAGTTAACAACGTCATTACCACGTCTGTATTGTTTAGTTTCAACACTGAAGCCAGGAACTGGAGCTTTAACACAGTTTAATCTAATATAGTCTGATGCTAATCCACCTTCATAAATATCAGAATCTTCATAAGTTGCAGCAGAATCTGGGTCAAAGTCTGGTTTATATAAAGGCTTAGTCATTGTACCATCTTTAGCTAAATGAGGTTTTAAATCATTTGGGTCAATTAAGAATACGAAGAAACCACTTCTTGCAGCTTCATAATTATGAATATTATCTGTAATATGTACAGTATTTAATTGCTCTAAGTTTGAATCGAATGCCATAAGTTATTTCTCCTTTCCTAGTCTTCTTCTACCACTTCAGTTTCATCAGCAGAAACGATTATTCCTTCTAATGAATCTTCTAAGTAAAGACTAATATCAAAATCTTCTACAGCTTCAATTGGAACAATTCTAATTCTTGCTGTCATAAGTGCTTTCTTATCATTTGCAACTTTAGAAACCTTATAACCTCTGATACCTTGGTCATTCTTCATATTTTGAAGCATTGGCTCAATAGCATTTGTAAAGTTAATCCATAATAAATCTGAGTTAGGGTCGAATGTGTATTGGTCGCAAGCTTGTCTAGTTGTTTTCTTAATAGTAGTACATAATTGTCTAATATTTAAGAAATCACTGAACTTTAATTCTGTACTAATAGTATGTGCTGTTCTATTAGTCCATAAATGGTAAGCACCTCTATTATATCTAATAATATTAATTGCTTTTGTAATTAAACAATCAGATAATTTGCCATCAATCTCAAAAGTATTTTGGTCTAATAATAATTGAGTTCTAGGAGAAAGTGAATTTACTGCAATAGAACCTAACTTATAAGTTGTACCTGCAATACTGTATGTTGAAATGCCTCTATCGTAACCAGCAACTGCATACCATTCAGCATAATTTCTTTGTGCATAAGCAGCACAAGCTAAGTAATGGAATGATGCAGGGAATGTTTTATTATTACCAAAAGCAGCAACAGCTGAATCAGATAAGTTATAAATTACTCTTGGACAGAAGATTGCTGTATAAGTATCAGCTTCTGTTAATTGTTGTGCCTTATATGCAAATTGATAAATTGTTTTTTCTTGTACTGTAAATTCTCTAGCTGGATTAAATGGAACATTTGCAAAATTTTCATCGACATCTACTAATGCAATGATATCACCACGTCCATTTGTATCAACTAATGTACCAGCCTTTTCTATAGTAACATCATTATTAAAAGTTGCAACTTTTGACATTAGGCTAGCAACTGATGGGTCATATTCACCACCATGTGTTAAATATCTAAAGTCATAAACTGTAGTATCTTTTAAAGGCTCCCAGAATGCTTCATCATTTAGTTGACCTAATGCAGTAAGTGGAGCATCT